GCTACTTGATATTTTTGTTTTGGAGATGATCGACATGAAGCTGAAGAACCTTAAAAATATGCGTGAGGCGGCAGGACTCACGCAGAAGCAGGCATCAGAGAAAATAGGCGTGGGGCAGTCTGCGGTATCGATGTGGGAGACGGGTGACAGCAGTCCGCGAGCGGAAATGCTGCCGATAATAGCATCGGCGTATAACTGCCAGATCGACGAACTGTTTTAATATGTTTTTTGAAGAGAGGTACATAAAATGCAGCGAGTTTTGAAACCAAAGCCTACAAAAGAAGAAATCCTCGCGATTGAAGGCAGCGTGCCGGTTGAGATGGCCGCGAGGTATCTCGGACGACCTAAAGATTTTATCTATAACGGACTGCAGAAGCAGGCGCTGCCGATCGGCACCGCATACATCCGCGAAAAAGAATGGTGCTACGATATCAGGCCGAAAGCGCTGGTTGAATACAACGAGCACGGCGGCATAATGCAGCACACGGAATTTGAACACTTTGTCCGCGCCGTGATAACAAACGCAGCAAAGAATGTCGTTGATATGGCAGTGTTCGGAGAATACTAATTGAATATTTTTTTGCTGTCGGCCTGCCGTGCTCCGGGGAGAATCCCGCATATTGATCTTGTTTTTATCACACCTTTCTGAAACGTATTAGGGCACAATTCATTTTTCTACAATCCTCCAATTTCCTCGGGGCACGGCAGACCGACAGAGAGGGACAACATATGCTTTCAAAAGACTGGAAAATATGCAAAATCTGTAAATCGTGTGAATACAGGCATGTGTACGGCGGCGGAAATCCGTTGGCGGACTGGAGCAATACTCTGTGCAACTACAGCGTCCAAAAAGACAGACTCAGGGAAACACCGCCGAGCGACGATTATTGCGCCTACTATAAGCCACGAAAGGGGAAACGCAGATGAAACTGAATCCCATAACGAAGAATCCGAAAATCATGCGCGGAGTGTATGAGATAGAAGACGGGAAGTTTATGCACGACAACCCATACGGCTATATAACAAATCTCAAGGATCCGGAAATACACGCGGAATACATAGCGTTTCAGAAGGCGCAGAATGAAATAATGGCACTTTCAGACGAAGACAGATTCTTTTTTGACATGCTGATGATAGAACGGTTCCGGCCGGAACTGCGCCAGCTCGTTCAAGAATTTAAAGAAAGGGAGGGGACGGCTTTGCAGAAGCTCGTTGCAAAATCGGTATCCGGTAACCAGACGGTGGAACTGCTGTTTGATGAGGGTTTGCCGAAAAAGTGGCTGATAAAGACCCCGGAAGAAAGTATTAACGAAGAAAACGGACTTATCGCGGTCAACATCTACAC